ACAAGGGCAGTGGACTAGGTAATCAACTACACAGGTATGTAGCTGTGAGAGCTTTGGCACTAATGAAAGTGGCCAAGAAATACAATGTTAAAGTCATTGAAGATAACTGCGATGGATGGGGTTCGACGATTAAAGGTAAAAAAGTGGGTTCATTTGGAGACATCTCAATTACCTCCTTTCATGCCGCCCACATTGTGTCTATGGGAGTCGGAGGAGGGGTTTTTACTAACGATAGGAAAATCGCTCAAAAAGTCAGGCAATACCGAGATTGGGGCAGAATAGCAGATACTAATAAACCTCATACCTGTAAAACGCTCCCGAAAGACCAAAACCCAAGGTTCGTCTATGACAAAATAGGGTATAACTTCCAAATACTAGAACTTCAAGCGGCTATGGGTAGAGTGCAACTAAAAAAGTCAAACGAGATTAAGAGACTTAGAAAGAAGAACTTTAACTACCTATACACAGGACTTACAGGGGTGGGAGATTTAATCATGCCTGATTGGTTGCCTGATGCGGATGTGTGCTGGTTCGCTTTTCCACTGAGTGTAAACGGGGGCAGAGGTGAACTTGTAGCTCACCTAGAAAAGAACGGGATAGAAACTCGCTCTATGTTCAGTGGCGACATAACTAAACACCCTGCTTACAAGAACACTAAATACAGAATAGCCTCACCACTTCGAGAGGCACAGTTCATTCTCAAGAACTCTTTTTGGATTACTTGTCATCCTCGTCTTAAAAAAGAAGACTTGGACTTTATCATAGATGTCTTCAAAACATATTTTAAAACTACCTAATGTAACTTTAATAGCTCTCGGCTCGACTAACATCGAGGGCATGTATCGTGCACTAGAACACTCCCAGCAAGGCATAGAATGGGGGGCAGTTAAACTCATTACTGAAATGCAATGTAAAACCATAGACGAGTGGAACCACGCTATCATATTTGACTTGAGACGCTTTGTGGACACGGACTACTGTATGCTTGTTCATCCTGATGGGTTCGTAGTTCATCCTGAAAGCTGGAGACCTGAGTTCTTAAACTACGATTACATTGGTGCACCTTGGCCACTACCCACAGATACTTATTCCTACCGCACCCCCGATGGAGAGATAGTTAGGGTAGGGAACAGTGTGAGTATTAGGAGCAGACGCATACTGAACTTGCCTTTTGATTTGGAGTTTGCTTGGCGGAGCTATTATGGGAACACCCACGAGGATGGATTCTTGACTTGCCACAATCGCAGACTACTACAACATTTCGGATGTAAGTTCGCTTCAATTGAAGTGGCTAAATACTTCTCAAGAGAGATGGAGATACCAGAGAACCAAGACGTAGATAAGCCCTTTGCTTTTCATTTACATGACACTTTACCAGGTCGCAACGAACAATATAGAGCTTTAATGGTATGAGAAAAATTATCAACAAATTAAAATGTTGGTGGAGACTAAAGTTTGATAAGTGTGAACACTGTCATGGTAGACTAAGAAAAAGTTATGACAGTTACTATGGCGGTATAGATGTTAATAAAAATATAAGCGGAACTTCTAAGGAAACTTATTATGTTTGTAATTTGTGTTATCACTATTTAAAATGATTTATTGTATATTTCACAAGGGCAGTGGACTAGGTAATCAACTACACAGGTATGTAGCTGTGAGAGCTTTGGCACTAGACAAAGGTTATAACTTCTCCGTGATTGCACCTGAACTATTTAAGGGTAAGTATTTTATGGACTTAGACATGGGGATACCTAATAAGATTGAACTTCAGTTAGAAGAACCTGCAGGCAAGCTAGTGCCAACACTAGGATACCTAGACGACCTCACCCCTCCTGTGTGGGAAGAGTGGGGCAAACAAGTCTATGACCCCGACTTTAACTTTGTGGAAGACAACACGATACTAGACGGCAACTTTGAAGACCCTAAATACTTTGAGCATAGAATGACAGAGATAAAGGATTGGCTAAAGACTAAACCCCTAATATTCCCTGACAATGTGTGCATCATTGGATTTAGAGGTGGAGAATACTATACTGTGCCCGAACTCGGACTTCCGAAAGAATACTACGATAGGGCAATTCAAGAGATGCTCAAGATAAATCCTGATATGCAGTTTGAAGTTCACACAGATGACCCACAACTTGCAGAAAAGTTTTTCCCTGATTATCCGATAATAAGAAATGTAGATGTAAACTGGCGAGCGACTAGGTATGCAAAGTACGCTATCATAGCCAACTCTTCTTTCTATGTTCTACCCCGTTTAATGAATGGTGGAACTACTATCGCCCCAAGATACTGGAACAGATACAACACTAAGAAGTGGGACTACCCTCAATCATATTACAAGCAATTTACTTACATATGAAGTGGATAATTTCTCGCTACAACCACGATATAAGTTATCTGCCCGAATACACTTCGGACTATGTTCTATATGACCGAAGCCCCAAACCATTACCCGAAGCGATTGTCGTACCTAATATCGGTAGTGATTTGTATGATAAGTTTACTTATATCATTGACAATTACGATAATCTGCCTGATGTGGCAGTGTATACGAAAGCTAACCTGTTTAAATACATTACCAAAGAAGAATTTGACCAAGTGAAAGACAACACTACATTCACACCACTACTCACTAGAAACCATAAGTCTTACGCAGATGACAGAGGGCCAGTGTGTTGGTATGATAAGAACTGGATGTTTCACGAACGCAATGATTTCTGGTATCTCATGCCCCACCCTGCCAAGTTTGCCCCAAAGATAATTGAGTTCTTTAAGATGGACCAGAGATTTGACAACATATTCGCCCCTGGTTCTAACTATATATTGCCCAAAGAAAATATATTACAACACCCCAAGGAAACCTATATCGAGTTGAGGTCTTATCTCGATTGGGATGTATACCCAGGGGATGCACAATTATTAGAGCGTAATTTATATTATTTATGGAACACACCCCAATCCCCTTCCAAGAATTAGATATTATAAAGACACTGAAAGGAGTCAAAGTAGTTTTTGATGTGGGGGCAAGAGCAGATACAGATTATTTTGATATTTTCCCAAGGGCGACTTTTCACTTATTTGAACCCAATCCACTGTTCTTTGAAGAGCTAAAAGAAAAGGTTGGTAATAGGAAAAATGTTTACCTGAATAATTATGGTTTAGGAGACAAAGACGAAGAACTACCTTATGACCCTGTCACGCAATCTTTTTTACTACCCGTTACCAATCCAAAGTTGCCCATTAAGACCCTTGATTGGTATGTGAAAGAACATAACATTGACAGAATTGATTATCTAAAGATAGACACAGAGGGGTGGGACTACAAAGTTTTACAAGGCGGAAAAGAAGCTATCAAAATGTGTAAATATATTCAGTACGAACATTGGGATGATAAGTGGTGTTTCCACGAACTATTAAATGATGATTTTTGGATGAAGTATATAGGTTTTAGAAATGTTTTGTGTAAACGAGACTTATGATTGTAGATGTGGTCACATACAACGGAGAGGAAGAGTTGTTTGAAATAAGGTATAATATCCTAAAAGATTTTGTTGATGAATTTATTGTGATTGAGTTCAGTAAAACTTTCAGTGGCACTCGTAAGAAGCCCACATTCCCAACCAAGAAGTATCCTGATGTTAAACACTTTTACATTAAAGAAAGCCAATACAACGACTGTATGGCCTTAGCTCTCTCCTCACCTAACACTAAAGGGGCAGACCATTGGAAACGTGAGTTTTGTCAGAAAGAAAGCATTAAAGACTGCTTAAACCACCTGAAAGACAGGGACATAGTATTTATAGGGGACTGTGATGAGATATGGGATAGCAAAGTGTTGAGTAGTTATGAAGAACTACCTACCATGAAACTAAGATTAAAGGTTTACACTTACTATTTAAACAATCGTTCCAGTGAACATTTCTCAGGCACTCTAGTATCCAAGTGGGGCAACATAAAAGACAAGTGCCTAAACCACGAGAGAAGCAACAGGCACTACTGGACACTTAAAGACTATGGTTGGCACTTCACTTCTATGCACAATCAACTTGCAAAAAAACTAAAAGACAGTTATACTAAAGAGACTTATGCCAACGATATTGTCATGGCTAAACTAGAAGAAAATATTAAAAGCAATAGGGATTTCCTTGGTCGGGATTTCACCTATCAGGTAGACGAGTCAGAGTGGCCCGAATATCTGAAAAATAATCGTGAGAAGTATCAACATTTATTAAAATGAAAGCGTTTAAAATTTTGTTAAAAGAGATAAAGCAAGAGAACACTTGGGGCTACCAAGATAAGGATGAAGTCAAACTAGGCGAAGTAGCCTTTCCTTTCAAGGGTAAACTAGAAGATGAGGAGATAACACTCAAGAAAGGTGATAAGGTCTACTATCAATACGGGAACCCCGCTAAACTCGATGGCGAGGATTACATTCTTATAAGCCTAAACTCATTGGTATGTCTAAAACAATAACTTTAAATAAAGCAAAGCATAAGCAGTTAGAAGGGATTAAGAAAGCAGTGGATATCATGGCAATCACTATTGGTCCACGAGGGCAGAATGTGTGTCTCTCTACTGGAGATATAGTGAACGATGGTAAAAGGATAGCTGAGGATGTAGTCTTAAAAGACCCTATTGAGAACAAAGGTGCTACACGAGTACGCAACCTAGTGCGTAAGATTTCCACAGATGTAGGTGGTGGGCGAACTGCCACAGGGATACTGTTTAAAGAACTATGCGAAACAGGACTCAATTTACTAGAGAGAGGTTTCAATGCTAACCTTATTAAAAAAGGCATGAATATAGCTGTGCAAGACATCACAGCCGAGCTAGATAAGATGTCCAAGCCAGTCAAAGGGAAACTGAAAGAAATAGCCACTATCTCAACTGAGAGCGAGGAACTAGGTGAAGTCATAGCCGATACTATTGAAAAGGTAGGACTAGATAGCGTGGTTACAGTAGAGACCTCTAACTCATTTGGCATCACAACAGAAATAGCTGAGGGACTCAAGTTTGACAGAGGATACATTTCTCCATTTATGATAACCAACGAACGCCAAGAAGCTGAGTACAAAGACGTGGCTGTGCTCATCACGGATAAAAAACTCTCTTTCTTTAAAGACTTACAACCTATATACGACTCACTGCTCAAGAAGAGTGTCAAAGACTTATTCATCATAGCAGAAGACTTAGAAGGCGAGGCACTGAATGTGGCAGTGGTGGCTAAACTTAAAGGGCAATTCAATACTCTAGCAATCAAGACTCCAGGCGTAGGAGACAATAAGAAGTTCTGTTTAGAAGACTTGTGTGCCCTCACTGGTGCAGAAGTGTGGACAGAATACTCTAAAGAGCCAAAGCTCGGCAAAGCTAAAAAGGTACTAAGTAAGAAAGACTCAACTGTAATCTTTGGTAAGAATGTAGATACATGGATTACTACACTTAAAACTCGTGCAGAACTAACAGATAATGTATGGGAGAAAGACCAATATGTAGAACGCATAGCCAAACTAAAAAACGGCATAGCAGTAATCAAGGTAGGAGCCAGTAGTGAAGATGAGGTTAAATACTTAAAGTTAAAGATAGAAGATGGTGTAAACGAAACTAAGAGAGCCTTAGAGGAAGGTGTGGTAGTAGGTGGAAACGTAGCTTTTATTCACGCAAGTAAAGGATTTGCCCCTACACCATTTAACAAAGATTACGAATTAGGATACAATATAGTAATTAAAGCATTAGAAGCACCATTAAGACAGATTGTGGAAAACTCTAATGGTTCGCCTGATGTGGTAATAGATAAAATTAGAGAATCAAGCAGTGACGGAGTATTGACAAGTGGTTATGATGCATTAGATAATGTATTTGTGCCAGATATGTACAAACTAGGCATCATAGACGCTACTAAAGTCGTGAAAAGCGTGCTACAATATGCAGTAAGCGAGGCGGGGATATTTTTATCAATAGGAGGAGATATATCAGAGGAATTAAAAGATGAGAACTAACATAGCAACAAATCAAATGAGAGCAAAAACGCACACTGGAAGTCTAAGACCAGGTATTAAAAAAGTAGCCAAATATGCTCTAGGAGGAGCAGTATCTTTAGGCATAAACGCAGGTAAGATTATAAAGAAAGGCGGTAAGTGGCTGGGTGGACAAATAGAAAAAGAATGGCGTGGTGAAGATGAAAACATTGAAAACTTTAGAAAGAAACAAAGAGAATCAGGATGGACGAAATAAACATAACCAATGTTGCTAACAACGTAGAAACAACGAAACTAGGAGGTATAACTGGTAAGGGTTTTATGCCTGGTGTTAGTGGTAATCCAAGTGGGAGACCAAAGGATACACTAAAGGCATTTATAGCTAGAGAATTTAGAGATATGGATGATGAACAAAAGCGTGAATGGCTAAAGGCACATAAAATAAGTGGCATAGATATGTGGAAGATGGGAGAGGGCAACCCTGCAAACAACATGGATGTAACCACAGATGGAAAGCCAATGATAATCAGACTAAATGAATGATGAGAAACAAATTAAATGGACAGACTTATGCAAGTTCTTTCCAAAGCAACAAGAAGCACTCGAAGCCTCTAAAAGATTTAAATATGTATTATTCGGAGGTTCTGTAGGCTCAGGTAAATCATATTGGATACGCTGGTCTGTAATATGGTGGCTAATGGAATACTACGCTAAGTATGGTTTAAGAGGAGTAAGAGCAGGTGTATTTTGTGAAGACTATCCATCACTCAACGATAGACATTTAACTAAAGTAAGATTTGAATTTCCAGCATGGCTAGGTAAGTTTAATGAAGCCAAACATGAATTTACCCTTGCACCAGAATATGGTGAAGGGATTATTGCGTTTCGTAACTTAGATGACCCTTCTAAATACCTTTCTGTTGAGTTCGCTATCATAGCCATAGATGAGATAAACAGAAATCCTAAAACTACATTTGATATGCTACGCTCACGTCATCGCTGGCCTGGTATTAAAGATACTAAGTTCATAGCAGGCTGTAATCCACTCGGTGAAGCGTGGGTAAAGAATATGTGGGTGAAACGTCTATTTCCACCTAGTGAGAAAGAACAATATGAATTTGTATTCATTCCTGCACTACCTACAGATAATCCTCACTTACCACAAGAGTATTATAAATCACTAGAGAGTTTACCTGAGAACCAAAGGCGAGCTTACCTTGAAGGCCACTGGGATGCATTTGATGAAGGCATGGATGAGAAAGGATATATTAGATTGATAGTAGACAGAGAGTTGCAAGCATCATTTACTAACACAGGTGAACATACAGGCTATAAGATAATAGGCGTAGACCCTGCGGCAGGTGGAGATAATTCGGCAGTTGTTCTAAAGTCAGCTAACTTACAAGAAGTATTATTCAATCAGAAGCTACAGAACACAATGGACCTAGTTAGCGTGGTAGCAGATGCGTATAGAAAATATCAAGCAGATTACATTGTGGTGGATAAGACAGGTATAGGTCAAGGAGTATGGGATAGACTAAGAGATATGGGCTACAATGTGAGAGGCGTGTCCTTTGGTGAGAAGAGTGAAGACGAACAGTTTGGCAACTTAAAAGCAGAATGGCATTGGAGAGAGCGTAAATGGATAATAGGTGGTGGTAAACTCTTACATAACGTGGCTTGGAATGAGTTTGAAATAGTAAAGTACAAGAACAAGGATGGTAAGATTATCATTCAACCTAAAGAGGATTTGTTTAGAGAAGGTATTGCCTCGCCTAACGTAGTGGATGCGGCAGTTCTAACTATGGTGATAGACGACCAGAGCATTAAGACTGCTAAGTTCTTGAAAAATAATAAAGGTGGTGGCTATGATGCGATGGATGCTATCTGGCGTGGAGACTCAACAGGGACAATTTTCTAAAGATTCCTAGTTATACACAGGGCTATTATGCCTTGACTAAATTATACTTTGTGTATGAGCAAAGACTTTGAGTTTGCGGTGAAAGAGGACAAGGAAGTAGGCGTAGGCGAACATAAGTGGTACGGCAAGGAAGACAGAACAGAAGAAACTCCTTTGCACGACAAAGCTAAGGGCGAACCTGTTGTTATTCGCCTATTTGAGTTTGCTTTTCGACCTGACCTAGAAACAACTCCAACCAGAGAACAACTAATAACTCCTGATTATTTAAGGCATATTGACTCCTCACTGTGGGGTGATGGACTACGCAGAGTAATGGAGCCAAGAGTAGAGATAACCAAAACAGGCTGTAAGATATTCGTACCTTGTGTGGCTAAGACAGGACAATCTCACTTAGAAGAACCTAAGACAATTCAAGAATGGATAAAATAACCAAACCTTATGATAGTGTGATAGGTGATATTGCTCGCAAATACGAGGACTCTTTTCAATTCTTACAAGCCCGTAAGCGTAGACAAGCCAATCAACTTAAACTATTAGTCAATCTCCAAAAGGGCGACCAATCTATTGCATCAACTTTAATACTCACATTGTTCAATCGTGTGCTATCTTCTCTCTACGATGACAAACTTCAGATTAAATTCCTACCTTCTCAGGGCATAAACCAAGACCAAATCAACGCATATAACATACTGGCTCAATCAGACTATCTTGAAATGGACAAAGCCAAGTTAGATTACGATTGGGTGTGGGACACTTTGTTCTATGGGCGTGGCTACATGGAGACTATGCGTTTCAATAAGAAAAGAAAGATAATGGAGCCCCATGTAATCAATCCTCTAGCATTCGGTTATGACCCTATTGTAGACCAAGTGCAAGATTGGAGATATTACTGGAAATGGATTACCAAGAACAAATGGGAAATACAAAAGCTCATTAAGAATGGCACGATTGACGGCATTAAAGATGTAAAAGAAATAGCGGCAGGTGTTGAACCTTATTTATGGGAATACAAGCAAATAGTAGACCAAGCTAGAGATGGAGTGATGCCAAGCCCTGAGCCTTATGGTAATGATGTGTTTCAGATACTAGAGTTCTACTCTTACGATGACGAAGGAGATAGATGTGTGTATTGGGTAGACAAGAACTTCGCTAAGGTTTTGATGCACGAAAAGCTAGAACTAGACGATGGTGAAGGTAATCCTGACAGTCCATCTTCTAAGTGGCCTATTGTTATGAAAGAAGGCTTCAGACAGCCTCACTCATCTATTCCGTTCTCTATTGCTGACTTACTAGACGATAAGCATCGAGCTAAATCAGTATTACTTAACCTTGCATTCATAGCCGCTAAAGACGAAGCTAACCCAACTTACCTATACAATCCTGATAAAGTGGTAGATGTTTCTCAATTCCTAAGCCGACAGATAAACCAACACATTCCAGTAAACGATGTGGAGATGGCAGTTGCACCACTACGCAAAGAGACCTCTATGTCGCCTGAATTACTTAATTTCATAAATGTATTAACCCAAGAAGCTAACGAACCTCTAGGCACAGGCACAGCCCTTCAGCCTGACAAAGGTGCAGGAGCGGAGACCGCAACTGAAGTAGCCATTGAACAGCAATTAAACGATATGGCTCAATCTCTTTTGAGTAAAGTTCTCCAATTCGGGGAGTCAGAGTTCTGGTCTCATTGGATTCATAGATACGCAAAACACGCTGATGAGTTAGGTTCAAAGATGGCAAATATTGTCGGAGTTAAGGGAGTTGACACTCAAGAAATCGAATTGTCGGTTTTCCACACTGACTATCCACCTGGTGTCTTGGTATACTCAGCTAAGGAGGCAGAATATAAAGAACTTGTCCTCCGTAGAGATTTAATGCAGTTATACCCAGCGTTAGTGCAAACACTTGACCCTGATGGTATACGCAATTTTAATAAGCATGTGTTCTTCCCAAAGTTCTTACAAGACCCATCACTTATTGATGTAATGCTTCCAAAGACTATTGATGAAATGAAGGCGGAAGCAGAGAACGAGCAACTCAAGAAGAATGAGTTGCCAGATGTATTGCCAACAGACAACCACACAACTCACATCTACACACACCAGATGGTTCAACCTAAGACATGGGCAGTGTGGTATCACCTTAAATGGCATGAAGACGAATTAGCAAAACAAAAACAGCAAGAACAACAGATGATGGCACAGGAACAAGCAACAAGTTTAGGTGGGGCAGGCAAGGTCGGAAAAGAGAAGCAAAGTCCCACAGCACAAGCTTCTCCATTAAAAACAGAAATGAGTAAAACAAATAAATGAAAAAGAAATTAGTAGTAGTAGATAGTGAAGTATCAGGCACAGACGAAGTGAAAGTCTGTAAACAAATAGACAAAATAGAGATAGACCTAGGTCGGGGCGACCTCAACCTTATGAGGGATAAAATAAACGAACTAATAGAAAAATTAAATGAGTGTTAATCCATATCCAAATCCACCAGTAAGCAATCAAAACATACAACTCACAGATTATGCTACCCATGCGTCTGTGAAAGCGATTTATTCTTCTGAGAACGCTTCAGCATCTTCCATTATTAACCTAACTCCTGATACTACAGCATTAGAAATTGCTGTGATTGGAGGAGTAAGTTCTCTAATAGCGGGAGGAGCTATGAGATTTGTGTCGTCAGTTGTGGGGTTTGCCGCAGGCACTTCAGTCATCACAGCCGCAGGGTCAGCTAATCTTGACCACTTTATTCCACTGAACACAGTCTTAAAGATAGCAGTGCCAATCGAGAAGATGTATCAAGCTCCATCATCCATGGTGGGAGCAAATATACGAAACGGGTTATATCGCAGGGTCGCTTATAAATCAATAGGGGTTGCAAGTATTATTGTAACCGAATATTAAAATGATTTTAAAAAGAGGTATTGCACCTAGACAAATAAAACCATCAAGAGCAAAAATAAGAACAGGAAGAATACACCGCACGTCAGCCAAGTCTGCAGCAAGTAAGTTAGGTTATTAAGGGTCGAATAATTATAAGAATAATCAAAAAATAAAATGGGTATAAGATTTCCGTTAAAAAACATAAGAGTTATCACAGACACTGGAACTAGCTCAGTCGCTACAGGAACGATTGCAACCTTCAACATCCCGCAGGATACAGACAACGTTGTACTTAAACTTGTTACAAGTATCACAGGTGGAGGAGCATCTGCCTTTCTTCAGACCACACCCGATGGAGGTACAACTTGGTTCGATGTAGGTCGCACAAGTGTAGTATCCAGTGATGGCACTGAAAGACTAGCTCAGTTCTTGTCTGCACCAGTAATAAGTCAAGGACTACGCACAGGTGTTAACCAAGCAAACTCAATTTTGACAGTTGCAGTTGGTTCACCAACAGCTTCTTTGACAGGAGTTCAGCAAATGACTGGTCTTCCAATTTTAGGCACTCTTAACCGAGTGGTTCTAAGTTATTCGGCAGCAGGTACTTCAAATGGGGTTGCTTATGTCGATGTATTGGTAAACAGCGAAGCACAAAATGGCTAATAATGCATTTGCCTTAACTGAAACACTCAGTGAAGAACCCAAGAGGGACATAACTCCTATCATTCGTGAAAGGATGGAGGAACTAGCTGAGATAATCGAAGCATTGCAAAACATTATTAGTTCAAAGTATTGGACAGTTCTTAGACAATATGAGTTTGATAACACCCTTCACTCCCTTTTAGTCGAATTGGGCGAAGAGAAGGAAACTGTTAAAATCTACCGTCTTCAGGGAGAGATTAAGAGGGCTAAAAAATATGTCCTTGAAAATCTCTTGAATGAGAGACGGGGAGAATTAGAAAGATTAAGAAAACACATCAATGAGTAACCCGACTGCTGGAAGTCAAATGGTTCAGCCACCTAGAGAGACCGTACGAAAAGAGGGAGGTTCATTGCCTACTAGCCGTGTATATCCACGAATTTATGCTGGAGTTTGTGAAAAGTGTGGCATTGTCGATGACCAATCACCTGAACAATTCCAATATAAGCTATGTGAACACTATAGAGGTCTAACGTTGGAATGCATGTATTGCGACCCAACACGAAACCCTAAAGATGTTACGAGTATATCCGAGCTAAAGGTATTCGACCACCCGTACAAGCGAGATGCACTTCAACGCCCTTTAATGGCCGTTGTCTGCAACTCTTTCACTTGTACCGACCAGTTCTTAAAAGAATTTGGTCGTTAATCCTCGCCTTTTAGGAACGCATTTAGCCTGAAAGGAGTGTGAGTGTAAAAACAAAACAATGTTCGCTGGAGATTAGTCCCTCCGAAGCCACCACAAAATAAATTATGGACAATGAATTAGAAAACCTCGACCTTGAAGAGGATAAATCCAAGGAAATTATTAGCAGAAAAGATAAAAAAATAGATTCGCTCTCTGAAAAGTTAGGACTGACCGAGAAGGAAAAAGAAGAAATCTCCAAGAAAGCTGAGACCGAAGCACAAGCTAGAGCCGAAGCAGAAAAGGAGCGTGACTTCTTTAAGGGATTCAACCAAGTAGCTTCTAAGTATCAAGGTGCAAACGATTTCCAAGATAAAATCTGGGAGAAAGTCAAAGCTGGATATGACCTAGAAGACGCTACTATCTCAATCATGGCTAAGGAAGGTAGATATAGCCCGCCACCTGTGCCACAGGAGAGAGGAGTAACTGCTGGTGGAAGTGCCGCTACGAACATTGCAGACATGGTAGATAAGAAACCATCTGAAATGAGTAAGGATGAACTACGTTCAACTATACAAGACTTAGATAAACGTGGGGAACTCTCTAAACTTCTTACAGGCTAATTTTTAAAAGAGCCATTATTATGGCAACAACATTACGAGGAACAGGTTGGGGAGGTGCTTCAAGCAACACCTCAGAACTTCTTACAGCTTATATCAATGAGCCTTTAAGAGTTCTCGAGCCTGACCTAAGATACGCCCAATTGGGCAAAAGACGTGACATCCCTATGGGTAGTGACCGCCTGTTGTTCCCACAAACTAACCAATTACCTGTCAAAATCAATACTTCTATGCTCACCGTAGGTGGACAAGGAGGCTTTGCAGGTGGTGGTTCTGTTTGGGGAGCAGGTGCTTCTATCCAAGGAGGTGGAGCAGCTACTGCACCTGGTTTTCCAGTATCATCTACTGAAGGTGTAGCGGCAATAGTAGAAGGAACAAATCCTACCTCAATCACATGGGGTGCTACTGCTTACTCATCTGGCCCTGGTCAGTATGGTATTCTAGTAGCGGTTTCTGACCTTTTGGTTAGAAATAGTGCAATCGAAGTTATAGATAGTGCAACTAGGTCTGTAAGAGACGCTCTTGCACGATTAGTAGACACAGTTCTTCAGACTGTAGTTAACGCTGGTACAAACGGTGTTATTTACGCTGGAGGCAAGACCACTCGTGCCTCTTTGGCCGCAGGGGATACTGCTAACCAGTCTGACTTGAATCGTGGTGTAGCATGGCTTAGAAAGTCAAATGCTGCTGGTGTAAAGCCTTTCGAAGGGCAATACTACGCTGGTATCTGCGACCCTATGGTTATGAACGACCTGATGAACAACACAGGTACAGGTTCATTTAACGATGTAGGTCGTTATACAAGTGTGGAAAGTATGCGTGAAGGTAAGATGGGAGATTTCCGAGGCATTCGCTTCATCTCCTACCCTTATCAGAACTACTACAACTCAACCGTGCCAGTTTCCCCAATAACACTATTGGGTGAGGACAGCTTTGGTTGGGGTTATTTCCAACAGCCAACTGCAATTCTTGTTACTACAGCAGACTCAAACAATCCCCTAAACCTTTACAAGTCAATAGCTGGTAAAGTTACTTTAGGTGCGACCCGTTTCGAAGACGCAGTAGGATACATCCGAATTGTCCGTGTGGAAACAGCGTTCACAGCATAACGCTCTGTCTCTGCCCATTTTCGACTGGGCAGGACACAGGGCATTAACCCTGCATCATGGCTACACTTTCCAATGTATTATCGTTCAGTCGAGCACAAGCTCAAACAGACAGCAACGGGTTAACCGATGCTAAAGGTATAATCTTCGCCAACGAAGCCCTTTTAGACTTTCACAACCAGCTTATAACCCATGGGATAGATGCTTCACAAACCCAAGAAGCGTATACAAGTGGCACAGCTAACCAAGGTACATACCTTTATCCTACGGATATGTGGTTTCTGAAGGCTATCGAAGTAAACTACCAAGACACCACGGGGCAGAACTACATTACAGCTAATCAGTTAGATGTCTCTAATATTCCTGCAGGCAAATCATTCTCCTGGCTCAGGTCTAACCAAAGTACCCAATTTCCCCTATTCGATGACCGAGGCGACCAATTTGAAATTTTCCCCACTCCAGTAGGAGGTAACAACTTAACCAACATGTTTCGCATTTTCTACTTCCTGGAACCGACAGAATACTCTGCTGTGGGGGATACTATTGCTTACCCAGTTTCCCTAGACTACCGAATGCTAGGTTGGAGGATAGCTTCTTCCTATCTCAAGTCCCTTGGCAATTGGGAGAGTGCCGTGCCGTTTGATGAAATATATCAAGAGAAGGTCGATAACATTATAAAAACCCTAGGTAGAGGGACTCAGCAACCTCTTCAGGCGACTCCGATTCAAGAAAGTGGCTGGAACTTCTAATGGCTTGGACTAACGTAAACAAACCCACAACCCCAGCTTGGACAGGAACAAACCCTCAAGGTAAAGAGATATACGACCAGAGCGACTTGACTTACGATGATGTAAATACTTTCTATGATGGAGTAAATCCTAATCAATGGTCAGATGTCAACAAACCAACTACGCCTACTTGGACTAACATAAGTAAACCAGTATAATGTTCCCTTCAATTTTAAACACATTTCCAAGACCTTCAACCACGAGTAGATTAGATAATCCGTCTCACTCTAACTTACACAACACAGTTTCCTCTGCTCTTGGACAAGTAGAGGCTTTTATTGGGCGAGATGGGAACAACTCTGTCGCTGGTACTATTTTATATGATGTCCGTTCACCCGCTTCAGATGGAGGAGGGCATGTGCAGAGTGCAGTCAAAGGAGGAACAGGACAAACTACCTTTACTAAAGGAGATATTCTAGTTGCTTCAGGTCCTTCAACCTTATCTAAATTAGCCGTTAGTGCTACACCTAACGATGTGTTAGTAGTAGACTCAAGTCAAGCAGTTGGTGTAAAGTGGGCAACCAATCCTTTCGCAGCCAAAGTGGCTATCACCACAACCACATCCAGCATTTATAATACAAACACCGAGGAAGTCCTTTTTGCCACAAGTATCTTAGGAAGCACCCTAGGAACTAATAATGCAGTTAAATTTAAAGGAGTAATGAGGTTAAACCGAGACACTAACGGTTCGTTTACCATTCGAGCTAAGTATGGTCTTAATAGTGTTTTTAGTATAAACATGCCCGCTCTTGCTGGTGATTTTACCAGTACCATGGGGATTTTAGAAGGGACAATTGTGGGGAATACTTCAGTAGCCCTACAACAAGGGTTTGGAGAGTTCTATGCTAGTCAAAATGGAGGCGAAAACAAAGCAGATTTAACTGTGGGATATACAAAAAATGGCGGTATGGCATTTGGTACTTCTTCCGTTGAATCTTCGGCTACCCAAAATTTAGTTATCACAGGTCAGTTTAGTTCTGCTCAAGTTGGGAACTCAGTACTAGGAAGGTTCTTTGTAGTTGAAAAAATAGTATGACGAAAACATTAGTAATAGACAATTTCAAAGGTTCAATGACTGCTTTCCAAGACGGAGATATAAACTCTGGTAAAGCTTATGTTGTTAATGTTACTGGTTATAATCCTTTTCCAAAGCCAGGTAATTTAACTTGGTGCGATACACCAACACAAATAGATTCAGGGGCAAGTGTAATAACTGATTTAATCATGTGTGGTAAAGAAAGAGTGGAATCAGGAATACTCTATGTTTACTGTGTTGGTCATACTGGCAGAGTATATAAGATACAAGTAAATAACCCTGCAACATTTGACCCAGATTACGACACTCCTGTTCTACTAACAACCATTACATCAGGCACGCCTACATTTACAAGAGGAGGATTTATTGACTTCTTTGGAGCAACAGAAAGAATTTACATAGGACACGATAAAGGTGTAACTAGAATAGATTTCAACGGGGCAAACGAAACAGCAATTTCAGGCACTTGGACACAAACAGTTCCACGACCCCTAAAACAGTTTATAGGCAAACTTTACATAGGCAACGGCTCAAACATTGCCGAGATAGACTCAACCGCTACAGTAACCACCTCAACTAAACTCTCCCCTGGATTTCCTACCAACTCTCAAGTAAGAGATATAGATGTAACCTCGGATGGAAACTATTTACAAATTGTTGTAAGCACACTTGCGTTGGGTGATATAACCACAAGCACCCAAGACACAAGTATCACTGCTAACCAAGGTAGCTTTATTTTTAAATGGAACGGAACAGACACAGGATATACAGCTTTTGATACTTTTCCATCTTTTTCACTTACAGCTAATACAATGTTTGGGCCATACCAGTATACTTTTGGAAATGACCAATTTGGTGCTGCGATTTATAATCCTGTTCAAAAACTTATTACAATGCAAGAAGTACAATCCCCACTGCCTAATGCTGTAGCTTCTTCAGGTAATCTTTTGTTTAATATGAGTCCTTTATATTTTGGTGGATTTTTAGAAGCAGATATATTGGTTTATGGGACTCTTGATTTTGAAGTAGGCCCTGGTTATTGGGATTTATTCGGACAATACGCTACTGGTACTGAAACAGATGTTGTACAACTTCCATACTTTATGCCTATCTCAAACTTTGGACTCGGTATATCTTCTAATGGCTATGCGTCTAACATATTTGGAACATCAAAGTTTTATTTTTCAACATTAGAGACTTCTTCTTCTCCAACTACAAAATATAAATTCTATAAATGGATACTTAATACTTCTCCAAGTGTTTCACAAGGAACACCACTTAATGGGGCAGTCTACCAAACACAAACTCAATTATTTAGTAAAAAAATAACAATTAAAGAGATACGTATATATTCTGAACCTTGGGTAGCTGATAATTCTTTTTCTATAGACCTGATAGGTTCTGGCGGGACAACCATAACAAATGGTAGTAAAACATTCACAGCTCAAAATTCTAATGCTGTAAATCCAATGTATATAGGGACAGATTACGCTTGGTGGGTTCCTGATATATTACCTACCTATGCTTTGGGGCTTTTAATTACAAATTTAGGAACAGTCAATCATACTATAAATAAAATAGAGATAGATTACACAATAGGTGGTAAATAAAATGGAAAAAGATTTAGATATAAAAAATTACATAGACGAGAGAATAAAAAAGATAGTTCCTGAACTTTTAAAAGGTTCTGCTTTTACTGATAGAAAATTAGGAGATACACCAACTGATAATCTTTCGTTAGTACCGAGAAAATATGTTAATCTTAATGGAGTGTTGGCTAGTCGCCCAACTTCTTCAGTCGCCACAATGGGACAGCAATACTTTGCAACAGATACGAATATTTCAATGAGATACAATGCAAATAGTTCAGTCTGGTCTAATGGCGTAGGCAGTGTAGTAGCACAAGGATAAAAATTATGGCAACTGATACAGGGTATAAATACATTAAAGAAGGAGGGTATGCACAGGCAATAAAAAATACTGGCAGTGTTGCTCCTGGGCAACAAGAAATTTCTTATGAAGATTTTATAAATACAGCTAATACAGCTCAAAATGAAGTTAAGGGAGTTCAATACAAAGATTTTTACGATAGAATGGGTAGGGAAAATCCGGATGCTTGCGTTAAGGGTGCACA